ATGACAACTGAGGCCAGAACCCTGAAATCCAGTCCCACTTCCCTGAGTATTCGCGTCGGTTCATCCGACGTGAGGATTTATACAACCACCAACAGGGCACGCCCTCTGTTTTCCGTTGTCTGGTACGTCGGAGAAATCCGCTACCGGCGAAACTTTCGATCCCTTGAACTTGCAAAGGACGAGGCAAAGCGAGTTGCACGAAGCCTCAATTCCGGGCGGTCACTCATTTCAAGCCTGACGAATGGCGACTGCGAGACTTTCCTTTCAGCCCGAAAACTGACCGGGGCCTTGAACACCCCCCTACTTGCTGCGGTTGAGGAATATGTCGCCTGCAGGCAGGTTCTCGGACAGACCTCCCTTCTTGCTGCTGTCCAAGATTACGTCGTGCGCAACCGTGGAGTGCGAACCGGTGTGACAGTGGCAGAAATAGCCGAAGAGTTCATCGAATCCAAGAGGCAGGATGGAGCAAGTCCACGCTATCTTTACCAACTCCGTAGCGATGTGAACCGTTTTTCTGCGGCATTCCCGATCCCGATCCTCCACGTTAAAAGCCATCAGATTGACGAGTGGTTGAGAAAACTTGGCGGAGCGCCCCGCAGCAGGAATACAGTCCACACAAGCATTCGAACATTTTTTTCTTGGGCAAAATCACGTTCCTATCTGCCGAAAAATGAAATCACCGAGGCTGAGGTTGTCGCCAAAGTAAAAGTCGGCGACACCGACACTGAAATCTTTACGCCTGAGCAGATGGTTAAAATCCTATCCTTTGCCACTGGAGAGATGATCCCCTTCATAGTGCTCGGGGGATTCGCAGGGCTTCGCGCGGCGGAAATTGTTCGCCTTGATTGGAACGCCATCGATCTTGATCGAAAGATCATTCAGATCCGCGCCGGGCAGGCAAAGACTGCTTCGCGGCGAGTTGTGCCCATCAGTGAAAATTTACGCGAGTGGCTTTTGCCACACGTCGGCACTGGACTCGTGGTGAAGAACGATGAGATTTACAGGAAGGTCACACCATTGGCAAAAAAATGTGGATTTGAATGGCCAAACAACGTGTTGAGACATTCTTTCATCAGCTACCGAATCGCGGTATTACAGAGTGCAGATCAGGTTGCGCTGGAAGCAGGCAATTCCTCTGCCATTATTTTCAAGCACTATCGCGAACTGGCCACGGAAAAGCAGGCTGAGGAATGGTTCAATATCCTGCCTTCAACTGAATAGTCAGTGGATCGTTGCGCAACGATCTTGCCGATGCGCCTAGCCCCCGCACGCAACCGAGCAAACCGGCATGTGCGACTATCGAGGATGCAGATCATCTTCGAATTCTCTGGTTCGCCAGAACAGTATGTCGCCGGGGCGGCACACAAGGAAGTCCCGCCTCCCCCGAACTGCCCATCATGCGGCGGGCAAAATTGCTTTGAATCGCTCGGATATTACACCCGCAGTTTAAGCAAAAAGGGATCATCGGGAGTCATGCCAATTGCGGTTCGGCGGTTCCGGTGCGCTTCATGCGGGGTGTCGGTCAGCCTGCTTCCGAGTTTCGCCCAGCCATACCGACTGGTCAGGAACGAAATCGTCCAGATGTTCTTCGACGGCAACCGGGATGCCGACGACGTGATCCGATGGGATTACCTACTCCGGCGCTATCTGCGGCGGTTTTGTCAGTGGTTCCCAGAACTGATCGTTCGCACGGCGGTTCGTCTGAGCCGATCTCCGCCAATGGATGCGTTGGAAGGGTTCTGGGGGATATTCAAAAATCTCTGGGGATCACTTTCCCTCGCGACAGGGCAACTTGTCTGTTGCTTTCAGGTTACGGCTTTCGGGGCATATAAGTGCCACGCGATTCCAGTAAGCTGAACAGCAGGGATGATTGGAGGCGAGCCGGGATTCCATCCCCACACAACTCGTTTGTTTCCAACCGAGGGAATCCGCCGAAAATCGCGCCCCGTGAATGAACGCCACACCTTGGAACCCGCCGATTGAGGGGCGATTGCCAAAAAAGTCCTCCAACCGTGCCAAAAAATCTGAATCGACCCATGATTTCCCTCTGAGCATTTCTGGAGCGTCGAGGGCTTGTGGGGAGGTGTGCCCGAAACACCAAAATATCCGCCATGAAAACCTGCGGGTGCGACCGAGAACCGGTGGCAATGGTTTTGATCTTTCTGCGATGCGCGATTCGCAGGCACCTGCGGGGATGTCCATCGCTCCAAACATCCCGCAGGCATGTCCGGCCACCCCCTTCCCCTATTTCCATGAGTGATGTCGAAAATTCTCAACTGATACGCGCCGCCGCCTACGTGCGCATGTCCACAGAGCACCAGCAGTACTCCACCAACAACCAGATGGACGTGATCCTGGAGTATGCCGCCCGCCGTGGCATGGAGATCGTGAGAAAGTATTCCGACGAGGGAAAGAGCGGCCTCAACATCCAAGGCCGTGACTCGCTCGGGCTGATGATCTCCGACGTGCAAGGCAAGACAGCCAACTTCACCTGCATCTTAGTTTATGACGTGAGCCGCTGGGGACGGTTTCAGGACGCAGACGAAAGCGCCTATTACGAATACATCTGCCGTCGCGCGGGCATCTCGGTTCACTACTGCGCGGAGCAATTTGAAAACGACGGGAGCCCGGTGTCGACTATCGTCAAGGGCGTGAAACGGGCGATGGCTGGTGAATACAGTCGTGAGCTGTCGTCAAAAGTCTTTCAGGGGGCCTGCCGTCTCATCCAGATGGGATTCAAGCAGGGCGGCACCGCCGGGTATGGCCTGCGCCGGATGCTCATCGACCAGAATGGCCAGCACAAGGGAGTCCTCAAAATCGGCGAGCAGAAAAGCCTCCAAACCGACCGGGTCATCCTGGTGCGCGGCCCCGAGGAAGAAGTCGCCGCAGTCCAGTGGATGTACGACGCCTTCGTCCAGCAGGGCCTCCAGGAATCGGAAATTGCAAAATCCCTCAATGCACGCGGATTGATCACGGACTTCGGTCGCGAGTGGAACCGCGCAACCGTCCATCAGGTCCTGACCAACGAGAAATACATCGGGAACAACGTCTACCACCGGACATCATTCAAACTGAAAAAGAAGCACGTCAACAATCCCCCGGATCGATGGATTCGTACGGAGGGGGCTTTCGAGGGGATCGTAGACCCGACCATCTTTTTCGCGGCGCAGGGTATCATCATCGAGCGCAGCCGGAAGTTCACCAACGAGGAGATGCTCGAAAAGCTCAGGGGCGTGCTGCAACAGCGCGGGCGGATTTCCGGCATCCTCATCGACGAGTGCGATGACATGCCGTCAAGCGCCGCCTTCCGGCACAGGTTCGGCAGCCTCGTAGCGGCATATTCCCTCATAGGCTACACGCCCCAGACCGATTACGGTTTCATTGAGGTCAACCGGCGTCTCCGCCGCCAGCACCCCGCCATTGTCGCAGAAGTAATCGCCCAGATCGAAGCGATGGGAGGCAGCGTCACCACCCACGAACAGACCGATCTTCTTATTGTGAACCGGGAGTTTCGGGCTTCGATTGTGCTCTGCCGCCACCAGACCACGATGCGCGGATCATCCCGGTGGATCATCCGTCTCGACGAATCCCTGCGCCCCGACATCACGGTCGCCGTGCGAATGGATACGATGAACGAAGGCATCCAGGACTACTACCTTCTCCCAGCCATAGACATGACATGGGAGAAACTCAGGATCGCGGAGGACAACGGCATCTATCTCGACGCCTACCGATTCCAAACCCTCGATTTCTTTTTCCATATGACAGCGAGAACAACCATCCAACAAACCGTATGAACGAATCCGTCACACTCATCCCCATTGAACTCATCCGAATTCTGAACCCGCGAGCCAGGGATCGGAAGAAATTTGAAAAGGTTCTCAACAGCATTCGAAACCTCGGCCTGAAAAAGCCGATCAAGGTAAGCAACCGGATCGTCAAAGACGGCGAGGAGCCGGGATACGATCTGGTTTGCGGGCAGGGCCGCATCGAGGCTTACCAGGCGCTGGGGTACACCGAAATCCCTGCCGTGGTTGTCGAAGTTCCAAAGGAGGACCGCCTTCTGATGAGCTTGGTGGAAAACATGGCGCGACGTTTTTCGTCACCGATGGACCTGATCCACGAGATTGAGCGGCTCACGGAGGCTGGATACAGCAAACTGGCCATTGGCAAGAAACTGGATATCGCCGACGGCCTGGTCGGCGGGCTGCTGGTGCTTAAAAAAGCGGGCGAAGAACGCCTGCTTGATGCAGCTCTGAAGGGGAAAATCCCTTTGGGAGTGGCCATCGACATTGCGAAAACCGAATCCGTTGAAGCCCAGCGTGAGCTGCTCAAAGCATACGAGAACAAGCAGCTCAATCAGGCCTCAATAAGGACGGTGAAGCGTATCATCGAGCAGCGAAAGTTTCTTGGAAAGCGCATGCGTTCCAGCCAACGCGGCAAGAACCCGCGCACGACCGCTGACGGGTACGTGAATGCTTTCCGCAAGGAAACTCAACGCCAGAAGGTAATGGTGAAAAAGGCCAAGCACTGCGAAGCAAGCCTCATGTTTCTTGTCACCGGCTTCAAGCGTCTGCTCGACGATGAGAATTTCGTAAATCTGCTTCGCGCTGAAGATCTCGGCACCATCCCCAAATGCCTATCGGAACGCATTAACTCTGAACCCCGGAGGGCGGCATGAATAAGCCTGTCGTCGGTTTCCAGTTTGAGCGCCTAACCCTCCAGCTCTCCCAGCTGCTCCCGGTGCGGCATTTGTCCGATCCCGAGAAAAAGGTGACCCGCTATCGTTCCATCGTTTCATCAATCAGGGAAGTCGGTGTTATCGAACCGCTGATGGTCTATCCGCAAAAAGGCAAAGACGGGGTATACCTAATCATGGACGGACATCTGCGATTGTATGCGTTGCGCGAGATCGGGATAAAAGAGGTCGAGTGCCTGATATCAACCGAGGACGAGAGCTTCACCTACAACTCCCGGATCAACCGCCTGTCCCCGATTCAGGAACACGCCATGATCACCCGCGCGGTGAAAAACGGTGTCGCGGTCGAGCGGATCGCTGCCGCGCTGGACATGGACGTGAGGGAAATCAAATCACGCCTGAACATGCTCCGAGGGATTCACGAGGAGGCGGTCGAGCTTCTCAAGGACAAGCAGTTGAGTCCTGCTGTTTTCCGAATTCTCAAGCGCGTAACGGCTGTAAGGCAAATCGAGATTGCCGAGCTGATGGTCGGCGCAAACAATTTCACGAAGGGGTATGCGGATGGTCTGTTCATGGTGACGGTTAAGGATCAGCTGGTCGATCCGCAAATACCCAAGGTAAAATCCATCTCGCCGGAGGATCTCGCAAAAATGGAGGCTGAAATGGAAGTGCTTGAGCGCGACTTCAAAGCCATAGAGGACGCCTATGCCGAAAACATGCTCAACTTCACCGTGATACGCGGATACCTGAAACGACTTCTCGAAAACGCCAAGGTGGTACGCTTCATATCCGCGAAGCACTCAGACCTGTTTCCTGAGTTCGAGCGGATGGCCGCTGTAGAAAGCATTTAGGCTCAGTGGAACGCGAGCATAGAGAGGGCTCGCCATTCCTGATTCTTGCCTATAAAGTCGCCACAGATGGACGCATTCGAAACAATCGTATCAAAGGCATTCGAGGCACGGGGCTACTGGACCCGGATCGGATTCAAGGTGGACTTGGACAAGGCGACAAAAAGGGCGCTCGAAAATCCTTCGATGCCGCGCCCGGAAATCGACATTGTCGCATATAAACCCGCCGAGAAGAAACTCCTCCTGATCGAATGCAAGAGTTACCTCGACTCGATGGGTGTGCAATACGCCGGGTTTTCTGTGTCGGATTCCGTTACGGCAATCCGCTTTAAGCTTTTCCAAAACGACCGCTTGTTCAAAGCGGTCAAAAAGCAGGTCATCAAACAGTTAACCGACGATGGCATGATCTCTTCCTCACCAAGCGTTAAACTGTGCCTTGTGGCGGGGAAGATTTACGGGAAGGACGAGGAGATGCTCAAAAAACACTTCAAGAAACGCGGATGGATGTTCGTCGGGCCGTCGGAGCTTGTGGCCGACCTGAGGCTCTTTGCGGATCGCGGTTACGAGAACGACGTGGCCACAATTGTTGTCAAACTTCTGGAGCGGAATCTCCCGCGTTGATCCTTGGGACGGTCACCAAACCCGTCCGAGAAATTTCAAGACGGCGACCACTGCTACGACCACCCCAGGGAGAGAAGTTCCAATCGCGATCCAGCGAATCGCTTTCTTCTCGAAGGCATCAAAACGCTCACAAAGCCCGGTGAGTTGAGCCTTCATGCCGTTGCGTCCGTCCTCGCCGCGAACGATGATTTCCAAGGCGAAGAGGCGGCGGTCGAATGAGGCAAGGCGTTCGCGCACGGATTCACGGCAGAGGTCGCACTTTTCGGACAAATCGTGGAGTTGATCGGATGGAGTGGTCATGAAAAAAGAGCGCCCTGTTCCCCGTCAGGGCGAACGGATCGATTGGCTTTTAAGCGAGGGCCGCAATGGCCGCCTGAATCTTGGTCAGATTCGCGTTTCCGAGCGCGGAGCCGATCTGGTCAGCGGAAACGGCAGGAGCGCCAATCTGGGGATTGGCGGCAGCACCGTTGGTCGTGAGCGATAGCACGCGTTGCTGAAACTGGTTAGCCATATTCAGGAGGCTATTGGCATATTCAGCCGCTTGGGCTTCAGGTGTTTTTGTCAGCATAGGATTTTGGGTTTGGTTGTTCATGGAGCTTCATGCTCCAGAAATTGGGTTAAAATGGGTAAAAGAAACCGGCTCCGTTGTTGTAAAGGGCTGCGGTTTCCGTGGCAGTGAGGGCGCGTTTCCACAGCCCCACGCAACAGATGTCGAAGTTCCCACGGGAATTGCCGTTCCATGTATCCGATGCCCCGATGTCAAATGGAGCGCCCGAATTTGTAAGGTAAGGCGGGTTTTCCGGCATGTTCGCCTTGTTGAGGGTGTATTCCTGGCCATCGACGGTAACGCGAATCTGGTTGCCATCCCAGGACTGGGTGACGTGGTGCCAGGTTCCGGTCGAAACGGGAACCACGATGTTGTCGAGGGCATCGTGGCCGAAAGCAAACTTCAATCCCGAGGAGCAGGTTGCGAGATTGAGCCAACCGCCACAGTTCCACTGACTCAGAATAGTTCCGTCTTCAAGCGCCTGCGGACGCACCCACACGGATGCGGTGAGAATTTGTCCGGTGAAACTCGGTGTGAGGGCTGTATTCTGGAGATAACCTGTTCTGCGGAAAGACGCGCAAGCAGCGCCAAATGGACCCGGCAAGGAAGCGACGGTTTCGTATGGGGTAAGATTCTGTCCATTGCCAGAAATGTCCATGCGCATGCCGCTGGTTTCATCGAGCTTCCAGAAGGCAAGCAGCGAGGAACCGGACAGCATGGCTGTGGCGGCGACAACGGGGGAACTCGTCGCTGAAACAACGGCTCCGCTTGTTCCCGCCGGGTTTGTAGCGGTGACAGCACAACTGAACGTCGCGCCCACATCTCCCGTGGCAACCAGATAAGTTGGGTTGGTTGCGCCGGAGATGGCGACGCCGTTCCGCCGCCACTGATAATTGTAAGTGGTGGGATGATAGTTCCACGCTCCCGGCGAACAAGTAACGACCGCTCCGGGGAACAATGTCGTTGGACTTAAAGTCGGAATGGCGGTGTTGACCGCGATGAGTTTTGTCACCGTGCCAGTTGCCGCAGTGGTCACTGACGCAGAGCCGCGAATATTCGTCCGAGTGACGGCACAAGTGATGGACTGCCCTGCGTCGGCGGCACCGAGCGTGTAAGTTGCTCCCGTTGCCCCTGGAATTGCCGTTCCGCCGCGTTTCCACTGGTATGACACTGTATAGCCGTAACCTGTCCATGAACCGCCGCTTAGGGAGAGTGTATCGCCAATGTTCGGCGCACCTGCTGGAGAAATCGCAGGCGCAGCTGTGTTTGTTGGAGCGGTCAGCACAACCACCTGGATGGAAGCGCTATCGGTGCCTGTTCCTGCTGCGTTGGTTGCGGTCACCACGCATTGCAAGCTGGCTCCATCATCGGCAGCGACCACAGTGTAAGTTAGGGCGATTGCTCCGCTGATGGCAGAACTGTTTCTATACCATTGATATGCGTAGGCTGTGGGATTATCGCTCCATGTTCCAAGGGAACAATGAATCGTCGCGCCAAGCGTGGGCGAAGGGTTGTCGATGGTGAGCGGCGTGCTGTTGACCGGGACAAGGATAAATGGCCCAACAGGAACCCAGCCAAGTTCCGTGGCGCAGTCGTTTGGATCGAGCACTTGATAAACCGTCCTGTTATCGAGTTGTTTGACGAGCCAGCCGGGACGCATTCCGCTGGTGGCATACCGCGCCGCGGCATTGGACACCGTAGTTGGCGTCGGAAATGCGAGCGATGGAGTCCAGTTATTTCCATCGAATGCCACCACGTCTCCCGGATTTGGGCTGCCGCCGAAGTAATTCCAGGGAATGTTGCCCGCACCGTAAAGTTGGTATCCCCAATTGTCCGCGTTGGCGTAGCTGGAATAATTGGAAGAGCTTGCGCCATTAGCCCAATCAGCGCCGCCGACGCTCATGCTGCCGTAATATCCCCATTGCTGGGGATAGGTATTCACGATGTCGTTTCCATTCTGATCGCAACACGCATATTGGGCAAAGACATTCTGGAGCCCGCCGCCGTCACCGATGAAGGAGCCGTACATCCAGCCATTCACCTGCCAGTTGCCCCACCCGGAGTCGTAGATCGAATATCCGTAGGGGCTGTCCAACTGGCTAGCATTGATGTTGTAAAGCCCGGAACCGTCACCGCCGAAACTTCCGTTGAACCATCCTGCGCTCATGCCGCCGCCAACTTGCCAATTGCCCCAGCCGGAATCATAAATCCCGTAACCGTAAGGGCTGTTTAATTGAAATGCCGTGAGATTTGAAAGACTCGATCCATCGCCGCTGAACCACCCAGACGCAACGCCTCCATCGACTTGCCAGTTGCCAGAACCTGCATCGTAGATCGAACACCCCCAAGGGCTGGTCACCTGAACCGCTGCGACATTCGAGAGATTCGATCCATCGCCACTGAATGCGCCGTTGAAAGTGTTTGCATAGACGTTCCCGCCAATCTGCCAATTGCCGGAGCCGGAATCATAAATAGAATTTCCGTAGGGACTCAGTAGTTGGAGGGCGGTGAGGTTATTGAGATTCGAGCCGTCGCCGTTGAAATTGCCATAGAATCCATTTGCATTCAGGTCGCCATTGACCTGCCACTCGCCACCGCCTGAATCAAAGAGCGCATTCCCGTAAGGGCTGTTCAATTGAAAGGCCGTGAGATTAGAAAGGTTCGATCCATCGCCGCTGAAACAGCCAAAGAACGAGTTTGCGTTCAGATTTCCATCCACCTGCCAATTACCACAGCCCGAATCATAAATCGAGTATCCCCAGGGACTGATCAGTTGGAATGCGGTGAGATTGGAAAGGTTTGTGCCGTCGCCGGAGAACCACGGAGCCTGAATGCCGTTCACAAAAAGCCACGTTCCGAAGTTGTCAGAAAAATTCGCACCGTAAGGACCGTTTATGCCTGGCGCTTGCAGTGTGGCGCTGGAAACCCACATTCCGGCGCCGCTGTCGTAAAATTGCAGCCCGAGCGGGCTGATCAATCCGATGGCAGAAACGCCGGAAATGCTGGTGCCATCCCCTGCAAGCCTGCCGGAATAACTGGAAAGATCGGGCAAGCCCCACGAATCGTTTCCCAAAAGGGCAAGCCCTGCATTGCCTGGCAGCTTGGCATCGAACCATGCAGCCACGTCCAGCGGACTCATCACCACATCGGCGCGAGTGCCAACCGCTGCCTCGGTAGTCGAGGCAAAGGCTGGGAGTTCGGTCTTGAGTGCGACTGCATCTGGAACCTGGCCTTGGACAAGTTTTCCACCAGCATCCAGCGTGGCTGCTCCATTTGGCACTCCCTCATCCAATTTTGCAGCGGTGCCCACGACTGGCAGTTCGCTTTTAAGCGCAACGGAATCTGGAATCTGCGCTTGGACGAGTTTTCCACCGGTATCCAGTGTGGCCGCTCCGTCCGCCACTCCTGCATCCAGCTTCGAGGCAGTGCCAACAGCCGGAATCTCGCTCTTGAGGGCATAGGGAGTCAGATCGGGCAGCGTGGGAATATCGCTTTTGAGCGCGATTGTGCCCGGAGCGGGATAAAGCTCAGGGTCGGGCGAGGGAATCGGGTTATCGTCCGTAATCGGCGTTTCGATGATCACCGGAAACGTGCTGGAGCGGAACTTCTGGTTACCAACGCTCCATGTCACCTCGCCGCTCGCCTCAAGTTGGGGAAGATCGTTCAGCGGCGTCGAGTCGTTCAGACCCAATGCGCTAAGCAAAGAACTGGAGGAGCAGTTGAGCGTCCCGTTATAGATGTTACCGGCGGTTACTTCGAAAGAATTCAGATACGCCAGCAGCCCGCCTGTCCATTGGTTCCGAGGTTTGAGAGCAAACTCAATGGCTGCGCCCTGCGGAAGCGTCACAGTCTGCGCGGCGCGGGTGAACGCAATGGCGACCGGAACAAACGCCCCAGCCTTGATCCGCAACGGCGTGGGCTGGACAATGACGGCTTGTGAATCGAGGCTTACGGTGATCTTCACGCCGAAGGGGTTTGTGTCAACGGCTGCGGCGTCGGATAAGTGCCAGGATCAATGAAATTGACCGTGGCTTTCGCGCTGGCGATCATATTGAGCAGATTCACGTAACGATCTCCGCCCGCTGCGATGATGTCGGCGCTGGCAATCGATTTCTTGTTCGCGTCCACGCTTTTATTGAGCGTGTCCTCGATTTGGGAAATCATGAGGTTGAGCATGTTGACGCCGCGGTTCAGCGCGGAATCAATTTTGGCTGCCGCCTTTTGGGCGTCCGAGGGAAGCATGGAAATTTCAGACATAGGAATCAGGATTCAGGGGTCGGCACGGCTTCCGCTGGCTTACTTGCAAGCCGTTTGGTAAGCGTGCGCTTCTCGCTGGTATCGGCGATGTCAACCACTCTTGCCGTTCGCAACATGACGCGTACGCTCTGAAAATCCGCGATCTCGTCTGTTCTGATCGTGCAACGCCGATCCAGGAATTTCACGAGATCGTCATACTGCTTTCGGGTTGCCTGAAGAATAATCTGTTTCATAAATTCACCATTTGCCGAGCTTGCAGTGTTCCTGCGCCCACGAAGCTTTCTTGCGAATCCAGCAACCGCACTTGCCACAGCGCTGGTCTTCGGCTCGCCAATGCTCGCACTCGCGGCAGATTGTCAAAATCGCTTCCACCTGATCAGGGGAACGCCGGGGACGGCCTGCTTTCAAATCGCGGAGCACAGCCCCGCCAAAGTTTGCGGCCATTTCGCCGAGGGTGGGAAGCGGCGGTTCCTGCTTTTTCAGTTCTTCGATATGCCGCTCATAATCAGCCCACACAGCGTCCGCGAGCGCGGTAGCATCCGGGAGTAACGCGACCATGCGTTCCCAGAATGAAAGCAGGTTTCCGTGGCCGCACGCGGCGAAATCCTCGCGCATGGTGGCGCGTTCCGGCAGGCAACCACAAAGCGAACGCATTTTTTCCCGCACATCGGGAATCTGCGAAGCCCGAAGCGTAAGAGCATATTTTATCTTATCGAGCTTTTCTGAGTTCATGCACTCACCCCACATAGACGCAATCGCAATTCTCGCCCGCAGGCGCTTCCCATGCGGGACAACAGCAGCAACCCGTGCCATCATCGTAACTGCCGCACCGATGCCCGTCTTCACCGGGGCAGCAGCCTTTTGATGCGCAGCACCCCGGTGTATTGCCATGCTCGCTCCCCTGGCATTCGCAGCAACCGCAATCCTCGGGCAAATCCACTGTTTGAATAACGCCCATATCAATAGCTGTAGCTGAAGGTGACGGTCATGGAATCGCAGTCGATGGATGCAGAGAGGCTGTCGAGCGCCGTGCGGATTGAATCGTCAATGTAGCTGTCCAATTCTTCACCCCCATAGGAGATGCTGTCGGCTGAAAGGGAGGAGCACGTGATGTCGCCGCTTACGTCCAAATCGCCGCTGATGCTTCCATCGCCTGAAACATCAAAATCCCCGGTAATATCCAGATCGCCGCCAATGGTAACGTCCCCGGTGGTATCAATAGTATCCGTCTCCAGCGAACCACTCGCTCCCAAATCAAGGTCGCCGTCCGAGAGAACAGCACTGCCCACGGTGATCGAACCGCTGTCACCAATCTCAATCGTGCCATCGTCGCCAAGGTCAAGATCACCATCGGATAGCACGGACTTTCCGACAGTGATTGAGCCTTCATCGCCAATCTCGATAGTGCCGTCCTTGGGCATTTGCAGGTCGCCATCAGTAAGTGCTGTCACGTCTCCACCCGAACTGGTGATGGTGAAACTGTTGGAATCCATCACCGTCTTGTTGCCATCATCGTCATCAAACTCGATACTGTCGGCATACCAAGAGGAAGTGTCATTGCTATCATTCTTCAGATCAAATCCCGGCCCGTTGTCGAGATTGATGCTTAGACTATTGCCCTCACCGTCATCCAGTAACAACTCCGGCATGTCTGCAATGTTGAGGCTGATACTGGCAGTGCCATCAGTCAGATAGACTTCCGGCCCATCAGACAGGTTCATGTTCACTTCGTTGCTGGAATCATCCTGCAACTGCACAATTGGCATGTCCGTGATGTTGATGTCGATGCTGTTCCCGCTGGAATCATCATCGGTCAGCAATACTTGAGGACCATCATCCAAAGTGAGGCTAACCTGATTGCCTGTGTGATCCTCAGTGTCATCAAGCTGGATGGCAGGCATGTCGTTGATGTTCACGGTAATCTCGTTACCAGTGCCGTCCTGAAGATAAACTTCAGGGCCATCCTCGATGTTCAGGTTCACCTGATTGGCATTATCCTCATCCTCACCATCATCGCATAAAAGGATGATAGGGTAGTCCGCCCATTGGATGTAAACTTCGTTCTGCCCTGCATCTCCGGTGTAGGTAAAGCAGAGCATATCGTTGGACTGGTCATCGTCGCCAACCAGCAGGGACATCGCGCTCGCGGTATCGTCGTTCGGGTCTTGAACTTCAATCTCCAACCAGCCAATCGGTGCAGCATCTTCTCCCACAAATGACGCGGTTCCGCTTCCAAACCATACATTGTAACCATCATCGAAATTGCCATCCCCTTGCATCCACTCCGGTAAAACGTCAGCAGAAGGGTAGGCTGTTGGAACCATACAGTCTATTACCACTCCGTTTCCATCCTCCTCCATTGCACCGACCATTTGCAAATGGGTGCGCACGCGTTGGTCAATGATGGGGTTGCCATCCTTGTCTGCCGTGATCTCCGCAATGACGATTCGGGCATGCGTCTGCGTGGGTGGATCGTCGCCATCCGATTCAACCTCGCCATCGCCGAAATCATCTCCGTTGCTATAAGATTTGATGCTCGCGGTGTAACTGTCAGGCCAATCGTCCCACTCGATCTCCAGCCATACGAGATCATCCTCGCCATTCCATGTCACCCAACCGTCATCGCCGTCTATCAAACCGGAAATCTCCACGTTGTCCTCGTGATCCGGCGAAGCGAGCAACAAGGAATTGTAGGTCACACCGAATTCCTGCTCATCTGGATTATCCGGGTTGCTGCGGATTTTTACCTTGAACGGAAACTCATCTTCCGAAGATGCAAACTCCCACGGTGTTTTTACATCCGTCTCTTCATTGATTTCATCTCCACTGCCATCATCTGCCGTCGCAGGCGCATTTGATGGAATCGCCACCATAATATCCAATCCAGGCTCGTCAGCATCCTGCGTGGTGACGGCGGGTAAAATGATGAGATTGGTTTTGAGAATCTGGACGATTTTAACCCGAGTGCCGTCGTTATCTTCGATAATCAATCCGACGCGCGGATCGTTCTCCGGGTCGGTCGCTTCCGCAACGATCTGGTGGTAATATTCCTGATACGGATCGCCGTCGGTATTGATCTCGATTGGGTCGGGGTAATACTGCCAGTCATCGCCACCCACGGAGCCATACATCAGGTCGATTGATGTCAGGTTCTGATCTTGATCAAACGTAAACTGAAGCCAGATTTTATCGCCAATGGCGGGAAGATCAAAATCCCCATCGGTTTCATCGTCGTTTAATAAACCCCACTCCGAATTGTCCTCTTCGTAAGCATCCTTATCAGCAGCATTGATGACATGGCTGTCTGAAATCACGCCAATGGTGGGGCTATCGCCGGTATCCTTATCTCCCCCGGAAACCTGAATGACCTGAAATGGAAAGCGTGGCAAGGTAACATTCCGTTGCGGTGTTTTATCCACGGCAAGCGTGGTGCCGCTCGGGGTGCGGGTAACACGGACACCGCTACCGGGATTGACTTGGGCCGCGCGAACGAAATCAATTAGCGCGTTCCAATCGCTGGCCTTGATCGGATCGCCCGGCTTAACTTTGGAAGGAAGCGCCATGCGTTATGCCTTGCTGTAAATTTCCGGATCCCAACCGCCCGCGCCGCTCGCTCGGTATTCACAGGTGACTTTCCACGACGATGTGCCAACCTTTTCACCATCCACACCGACAAGGAGCCAGTTCCGGTTATCTGGCAATGATGGAGCACCCGGCGGAGTTTGAATGCGTCCGATGCCGTCCATACTTGGTTCTGCCTGGCCTTCCTGGGTCACGCGCATAGTGACGGTGCCGAGGAGATAATCGTCCACTCCCCGGTTCCGGTAAGCGTAATACTTTTTCATCCCATCGCTGGCATCGTCGCAGTCCGGTTTCCATCCGCCCAATTCCAGGTCTTTGGGATCGGCTTCCCAAAGTTTCCATTTCTTCCATTCATCTGCCTCGATAGTGTAATCCCCGTCGGGGCCAAACATCGGGTGCGTGCCAATCGGTTCCTGACTGGTGCTACCAGTAACAGTGTAGGTGGCTTCGGCAGTACCAGTGAGCAGCGTGTAATGCAGCACATACTTGCCGTCCTCGTGGGTTTTCTGAATATTCTTCGCGCCAGATGGAACATCGGGATACGCTTGGAAACTCTCCACGGTATAGGAGGTTTCCTCGCCCTGCTGGGGCGTCCATGCGATTGACTCTGCGCTTTGAACGGGATCGGTCATGCGAATGCTGCGGTGAGTGGGGTGCAATTCAGCCCGCCGGTTTTAGGGGCCGTGTTGCGCGCGATGGTTTGAAGAAGCGAGGTGTGTCTGCGGTTTTCCTGGAGAACCGGATCGACTGAACCGCCGCCAACGGAAACGCCGCCCCCGCCGATTTTGTAAAGGCTCTGGACAAACGCCGCGCCCATCTTGCGTTTCGGCTCTTCAGTCATGTCGTCAGTAGGTTCTTGCTGGCCGGGCTTGTGTTCCTGCTCGTATTTGTCCGCCGCAGCCTTGTTTGCTTCCATGGCGGCGTAGGTGGAGTCAATGGCGTCCCCCATTTCTTTCTCCCGGTCGGCGGTGTCGAACACCTTCGGCGCGGATGCATAACCTTTGGCGAAGGCATCGCCGATATTTTTCAAAGCATCGCTCGCCCGCTGCTTAATCGCGTCCACGGCAGGCGAGAGCCTGTCGGCACCCGCGTCCCGGTTTTTCTGCCCACGTTCCCTGATCTTGTTTGCTTCAACGCTGATCGCCTGAGCCCCCTTGCCAATCTTCTCACCAACGAGCGGAATACCCTTCATTTTTTCCAGCAGGAGCGCGATGCCATCCAGAAGGAAGGCGATGAAGCCTTCTGCAATGCCCATGATGCTGTCGCCGAGTCCTACCCAGAAATCCGCCGTGGTCGCGATTTGAAAAACAGTGATGGCGTTCTTGAAACATTCGATGATGTATTGCCCGAATGCGTAAACGCAGCCGATGAGCGCCGCCTCCAGAAAATTCACCGCGTTTTCAAACGAGATAATGATCGAGTCGCCCAGGATGGTGCCAATATTCCCCGAACTAAACGCAGTGACCATGAACGCAATCACATCGCCGATCTGTTCTCCAATTTTCGAGAAGTCCATCGCCGCGAAAGCGTCCATCAACGGTTTGATGGCGGGCGCAATCTCCGCCGCCATGCCGACGAAGAAGCCCTGGAGCTTGACGCCAACCGCGTTAAGCTTGGTGGTGATGTCGTGAAAAATCGCCGAGTTGTCGTCAAGAATCTGCGCCTGGTTGCCGATCATCTTTGCCGCCTCGTCCATCGCTCCCGAGTTGGCGAACATCGACAACATCGCCTGGCCGTTGCGCCCAAATAGCTGCATCGCATACGCGCTGCGTTCGGTCGGGTTCTGAATCCGCATAAGCGCATCGCCGATGGTTTTCACCTGCTCGGTGGCGCTCATGTTGCCGAGCGCTTTCACGTTCACTCCGAGCTTGCGGAATGCTTCGCCATCGCCGGTGGACGCCGCGCTGACAATCGCCTTGCGGAGTTTGGCGACGGACGGCCCGACTTTTTCGGCCTCAATGCCGTTTTCCTCGAATGCCTGCTTCAGCACCCTGAGATCCTTGACAGTGCCGCCGGTGGCGTTTGAGAGATTGTTCAGTTCGTTGCCGACATCGAATGCTTTTTTGAGTCCGATAACTACCGCTGACGAGCTAATGGCCGCGAATGCCCCCGCGACAATTTCCTTGGTGCCAATGACCGAACTGTGCAATTCCTTGAGACTGTTCTGCGCGCTTTTGACGCCGCCGCTGAACAGCCCTGTCTTGAGAATCAATTCCGAGATGATGTTGCTCATCGCCGGAATCCAGCAGCCTTGGCTGCGCGCTCCTGTTGATTTTTCAACTGTCGGTCCATTGCTCCCGCCCGCTTGTCAAGCGCAGCCTGTACGCGCCGGGTCAAGTCTTTGACCTCGCCTGCGAATCGGATCGCGTTGGTAATTGTGATTTTGCATTGCGCAAGAGTGAAACTCATCGAAATCCGTCCGCCCCCAGTTCCGTGCCTGGCCGCCCAGTCGGGCACTTTGCATCCGAGCTTTTTTCCGGCTGCGTTCCATCCGCTCGCAAGGATGCCAACACGCGCAATAACGCTTTTGATGTATGCCTGTAAATCGACGACGCGGAATTTCTCAGCATACGGGAGTGTGATGCTCACGCGTCCGTCACGCCCACGGTATTTCTTGTGCAGCTTCGCCGGATCGGCGATTGCCGACTTCGTGCCGGAGCGGGCACCGCGCATGATCTTTTTGATGTCGCCCGCGATGGCTTTTTCACCAAGTTTCCGCTGCTGCTTGTAGTTCTGGTTCGGCGGCGTGATCAGAATGACGTCGTTCACGAAAAGCCGCGCCTGATTTTTGATCACCGCTTCATTGCTTTTGCGGGAACCGGCGGCAAACGCCTTGAGCGCCTTTACGAAGGCTTTATCGTCTATTTTCAGGTCTGCGCTCATTCAACTCCTTCCTCGTCAAAATCACGGGCTAAAACGTCCTCCAAATGTTCAATCTGCGCTTTCCCATCCCGCATCGGCTTTACCGTCCAGCAATTCATCGCCCTCAGCGCGCAATGGTTGTATTGGAGTGCCTCACTCAGGGCCAATTCCCAGAGAATAAAATCCCGCGGCCAGCCCGTTTCTCGCGCCAGGGCAAACACGCGCGAAGCCGTCTGCCCCGGCTCTAGGAGTTTGGGGGCGCATCCTCCGGTTTATCGCCCGGCTTGGATTGCACTTCGACATAGGCCGCGCCCGCTTCAGCCATGACGCGCTGAATTTCCTGCACGGCTTCCGGGATTGCGTGCAACGGCAAGTCCATGGAGAACGGCAACACGTATTCGTCGTAGAAGTTCGGCGACTGAATGGCTTTCAATACGGTCTGAACCGGCTGCGATTGGATGTAAAGGAACGCAATGATCTGCCGCTGCTTTTCCTCGTCGTCCAGTTCACCCATCTTCGCGTCGCCGGTTATCATGGAGAGCTTGATCCGCCTGCAGATGCTCAGGCTGCCGAGCGAGAATGGGCGCAGTTTCAGCCCAAGAACATCCGATTCGCTCGGGTTGGTGAATGGTGCTTCGAGTGGGTCGTTCATAGGAGTGCCAGAATTTTGTCCCGTGTAGCCGCATCACACCCCTGCGGGATGAAAGCGATTTTGTTTCCGCGCCGCACCATCAGCAGCGCCTTATTAAGTTTGATCTTGTCCCGGAGCCGCTGGTTGGTTTCGTGCATCCACGCCATGTAGGCGATGGGATGATGCGGATTATCGATGCGCCATTGCGTGTCCCTGAACCGATGCACGAATTCCGTCGTGGAAATCCGTTCCGGCTCGAACTCCGGCAGAAATTCCACTTCGCAATCTTTCAGGCACCAGATGGTCTGGCGCTTAACGTCGTCGCCCGAGCCTTCGAGCGTCTGGATGAACGGCTGATCTTCCGAGAGTTGGATGCCACTGGTGGTCGCTGCCGCAACAAGCCCTGTGTTGGGGCTTTTCAACGGCGGGAGATCGTCTTTGAGAACGTGGAGATTACGTTCGATGGGTTTGTGATCGTTCATTGGGATGGATAAAATTGGGCAGATTTAGGCCGTTTTTGGGTAATTTTGGTAAAAAGCTATGCGTTCGGGTAGTTCGTCCCGGAATACTCGAAACTCTCGAAATCGTCGTTTTTCTGGGAATGCTTTACCTTCAAGATGAGCGTAGTGCCGCCTTTGATAGCGTTGATCCCCGCCGCGCCGATGCCCACGGCAACCGTGGGAGAACCGCGCCCTTTCACGGAAAACTCGATGAGCGGATCAAAGGTCTGCCCTTGGCCGAAGGTGCCGTTCGACGCTTTGATGGTCTTTTCCTCCAGCTTGGTTTCCCACTCGACCGTTTCGAGCAGGGCGGCTGTCGCTTGAGTAATACCGATGTCTGCGGGTCCAGCGGGCATATTTAAGAGGTAGTAGCAAGCGACGTGTATTTGACGCCGGTTTGTTCAAAGGTTGGGAAATCGTCATTGGATTCGCTGTTCTTCAGCGAAGTAACCGCGACCTTGCCCTCCGTCAGGGGCGCGGCGGCAAGCACGGTGGTCATGTCCAATCCCTTACCCTTAATGGTGACGGTGGTCTTGATGACTTTACCCGGCACGGCGCGGCAGGTCGTGCCGGACTGATCCTTGATGGTTTTCGCCTCGACCTCGTCCTCGGAACTGGATTCTTCCACGACACCGCCAGTGGGCGGGGTGAGGCCGAAATTGCTGGTGACTCCAAAAGCTGCGGGCATGGATGCGTGGGTTACGCATCCGGCGACATGTCAACTCGCCTTATTGTCGTTTTGGACATTACCGAGCGCCGCCTTTGCGAAGGATGCCCCTGCAGCGTGGATATTTGGAGCAGCCCCAAAAAGGCTCGAAATCTCCCGTCCTCCACACCATCGGCGATTCGCATTTTGGGCAGTGGTGCACTGTGCAGTTTAGCACCTCCTCCAAAACATCCTTGGGAAGAACACTCGCTGCTCTTGACGCCAATTGAAGGCCGTCGGCTAAAGTGATCTGGTGCTGGGCTGCTAATTCTGCAGCGGGGGTAGTCCAGCCTTTGAGAGTATAGATTGCTCCAGCCGTTACCTGGAAATGCGCCATGCTTCCCAACATTTCACGAACGATTTTTTCTTTGATGTCCCAAGTTTTCCAATGCTTGCATTGGATTAAGCTCCTGACGCCATCGCGGGTTGCAATCAAATCCACTCCGCCGTCAGGGTGTGCTCCTCCTTTGCGCTCGATATCGTAACCTTCGGATTGCAGCAGAACCGCACAAAACTTCTCAAACTGGTACCAATCGATTTCTCTTAACGCCTCTAGTATTGACTCAGCGTTCGAAAAGCACTGAGGTTTTGATGTCCCGGACTGAACATTGAATGTCGTGTATTTTGATGCTTCAGAAGGGGCGGGAAATTCGGGAATCTCCCAATTACCCGAACCTGCCTGATGTCTTTTTTGCAAGTATCCCACCAGATACAATGCGCCCAAAATCAGAACCGATAGAGCAATGGCGCCTCCTACCACAATACCTATGGCTTCCGGAATCTTATGGAGACCACCCATTGAAATGGCAACGAGGACAACGACAGCCACAGCAATCTTTACAAAAGCTTCGCTGTTATCGCCTCCGGATTTTCTTTTGCGCGGCATACTTGGCTAGTTTAGCGCTCAATCTTCTCCCGCAACCATCTTTAGCACAAGGAGATTAAATACTACAGATTCGCAGCTCAAACCTGAGTCTCAACTCCTGCCACAAATTCGATTTCTGCAACCCACCGGCTGTGTTCCAATGAAGTCTGCGATTTCCGGACGAAGTAGCCGTTCAATTCCATGCCATTGAGACGCATGCCCTCAACAACCGAGTCACGATTTTCCAACCAAGCCCGAACGGCATTGATCCGCGCATCGTGTGCTTCCCGATTCTTATCGAAAGCTGGGGTTTCAAGCCGGAACACAACGGTGGCTTTCCAGAGTGGTCCCACGGCGTGTTCGCAATCAGGGCAATGGACAATGATGGATGCGCCTTCAACGGTGTTTTCGTCGCCTGACACACCCGTATGTTGCTCAACACCCATCAATTCCGGCAGGGAGGAAACGGCAGCAAGAAATGCGGTTTCGATGGCCGTGTTCATTTGACCTGCACTGTGAGCGTGACCATCGGATAAGCGGGCGATTCGCTGACCTTTGAAATCCGGTAGGTTTTGCTGTCGAATTGAATTGCTTCGTTCACCTTCGGGCGAGCCTTGCCAAGAGCTGCCTTCGCGATCTTGACGGTGAAATCGTATTCCTCGCTGAACCCGCCAATTTGCAGAATGTTCGAGGATTCAATGCTCGTGATGATCGCGCGGTAGGCGCGACCATTCCAGACCACCGGCTCGCCAATCTCAGCAACAATTTCGGCGAGGTCGGCGGCTTTTTCTGATTTGAGGCTCACCTCGGTAGTGATGTGTCAACAGGCTAAACCGACCCCGCTCAAGCAGAGGCTTGAAATCAGTAATCGTTTACCATATTTCTTACCAACATCAGCCCCTCAACCCGATGAGCATCATAATTTCAAAAGAAGGACGCAACGCCCAGAAACTCGTTCGCACCGTCATAGAAAAGGAGGACTATTTGCAGCAATACATCTACAACAACCCTGACTGTATTCCATTGGATGAGTTAAAAGATGATCTGCGGCTTCTTGTTCTGACGCGAGAGTTTGATACGCCGAGTGGACCTATCGACGCCCTTGGCGTGGATGCTGACGGTGAAATCTATATCATCGAGACGAAACTCTACAAAAACCCGGACAAGCGGAAGGTTATTGCGCAAATGCTCGATTATGGAGCGGCGGTTTGGAGTGCTCCAAAAAGCATCGTCGAGCGAGCAAATGAAACGGACTGGAGAACCCGTCTCCTTGAATTTTTGGAAAACGATGAAAGTGCCGTGGCTGCGCATCTGGAAGCCCTTGAGCAAAACGCGATTGCAGGACGTTTCCGATTTGTGGTGCTCATGGATCGGCTTGATGATCGTCTGAAAACGCTGATCTCTTTTGTAAATGAACACAGCGCATTTAAGGTATTGGGCGTAGAGTTGGATTTTTACCAACACGCTGGTTTCGAGATTATCATTCCAAAATTGTTTGGAGCAGAAAGCGCGAATGAACCTTCGTCGGCGGGAACTGGGCGAGGTGGCCAAAAGCGAAAATGGGATGAATCTGAATTTTTTGCTGACGCAGAGCAGCGTTCTGACGTCAATACATCCATCGAGCAATTACGTGAACTATTCTGCTGGTGCCAAACTCATGCAGCCAAAATCAGTTGGGGAAGCGGCAAAACAGGCAGCTTCACTCCAAGATTTAACGATCTAGGTGCAAAGTCGATTTTTTCTGTTTATTCAGATGGCAGATTGGAACTGAAGTTTGCAGAGATGTCTGAAGAATATGCCCAGAAGCTCGGGTCATTGCTGCAAAATGATAGCCTCTTTGATTTGCCAGGTGATTACCCCAAAAGATTTATTAACATCGGGATTGCCAAATGGAGCCCGGTTCTCGGCAGGATATTGGAATTAGTAGAGAAATCGTTAATTTCCTCGTCTTAATCCCAAAAACCCCCGCGCCTTTTCTGACGCGAGGGCTTTGATGACGTTTTGGAGCGTAAGGTTACGGCGACACAATCCGCTGGATGCCCTCAGGGATCGCAGGCGCGAACCCATAGAGGCATTCCAGAGTGATGAAAATCCGGTTGCTCTGGATCTCCGTGAAGCGGAGGTATCCAAAGGTGAGCCCTGTCTCCGGATCGGTCACCGCTCCCGCTTCGTCATAGTTGGCCACCGGCACCAGGTAGCGCATCGCCATCGCCATGCCGCTCGGGTGTGATGCAAAGCCGACGAGTTTCTCGCCGTTGTCAGGCAGGATCACCGTTTCAAACATGTCGAACCCGGCAAGGCGGCGAATCTGCGCCTCAATAATACCCGGTGCAGCAACCGGGATCATGAAGCTCTTGGCCACGGTGTCGTCGGCAAGCAAGTTGGTGTAATAGGCTCCGTCGAGCACGAGGGAACGGTCGGTTACCGGCATTTTTACCTCACTGCAAGCCTCCCGGATGCCCAGCACTGTTTTGTAGTTGAAATTGGCTGCGGCAACGGCAGGAATCCCAGGGGCACCGTAGTTTGCGTTGGTGATCGCGGAAAAAACGTCCTGCAATACATCCTGGGCAAGTTGTTTCGCCGCACTCGACACGAGCGTATCCAGGACATTGAGAGCCGTGGAAGCCGCTTCGCGAGCCGTTACGTGAATGGTCTTGAATTTATGGCGGTTCAATTGCACGGGAACCACCGTGACCGTGGAATCGGCCGGGTTGGTGTATGTGCCCGCGAAATCGCTCGACTGCGAAGGAGCACCCACGACCGGCACACGCACAGTATCGAGTTTGTCAGCCGGTTCAGGAGAGAAGTTGGTGGAAAATGCGCGCAGCGGCAGGAGCGAAGCCAGGAACGGCTGAAGCGCGTTTTGCGCGACCTTGATGTCACTGACATTTGTAAGCGTGTTGGCCATGGGAGTGGGTTATTGCTGGGAGTTGGTGTTGCTGTTCAGAATGAGCGCCTGCTGTTGCGCGGTGAGTGAGCGCCAGAAAATGGTCTGTTCCTTCGGATCGTTGATCGCCTTGAACCGGGCGACCAAGTCGTCGGTCTGACGGTCGCCTTTCGCTGTAACCAGTGCGGGAGCTTGCGAACCGGTGGAGGCCACGATCTCGGCGGCGCGTTTGGAGGCGCGGGCTTCGATGTCTTGCTCGCGGGACTCCAAATCCTTGGTACGGGCGACGAGTTCACCGAGCCGGGCTTCCGCATCGCCCTTCTGTTTCGTGAGCGATTCGATGGATTGCCGCGCGGTGAGCAGATCGGCGTCAAGCCGTTCATTCTGGGCTTGAAGTTCCGTGACCTGGAGCGTCAGCGTTTCGGTTTTTGCAGACGCTTCCGCCAGGAGATTCGCGCCAGCCTGGGCATCAGCTTCGAGTGCCTTCACTCGCTTCTGTGCCTGATCAAGTTGTTCGTCAATGGTGAGCATGATGTCCGTGCCGTGATGTCAACTTGCCGGGGAGACGACGTGCCGGTTCTGGAGTTTCGCAAGCACCGCATCGCGATCTGGAACCACGGCGCAAATGAGAGAGTTGTTGACCGACTTACGTGCCGAGAATGTCTGGCCTTCCATGGCGTCTGCCGGGATTTTCCTCCCGCGCGCCAGCACAGCAGTCCGGAAATCAGCGGCGATTTCCTCCACGTCGGATTGAATCAAGGCGCGTTGTTCATCGGTGAGCGACACACCGGGCGTTCCGGCACTCTTGAATTTTCCGGCGGCGAAAACTTCGACCTTGATTCCATCGTTGCGCAACGATTCAGAGCGATCCACGACTGGCATCAGCACGCCGATGGAACCGATGCGCGCGCTCGGGGTGGCGTAGATCGCATCGCTTTGTGAAGCCGCCCAGTAAGCCGCGCTGCAAAGCTGTCCCGCTGTGAATGCATAAGTGTATTTCTGCGCGGAAAGATCGGCGATGGCCTGTGCCAGTTCCGGCGTGCCGCTGACCGTTCCGCCTGGTGAATCGAAATCGAGTAATACTGCCTGCACGTCAGGCCGGGACTGTGCTTCACGGACTGCGGCAATCACTTCATCAGTGTCCGTGGCGCCGAAAATCAGCCGGGCGATAATGTCCGGCTTGCGCATGATCGGGCCTTCGATGTCGATGATGCCCACGCCGTCCTCAACGGTGAGCAATGGCGAATCGGGTTCAGGACAAAGTTGCGGAGGTGGCGAATTGAAAAACGATTGCACGGCGCTCACCAGCGCAGCATGAGCCTCCGGTGTGATGAGCCAGGGTTGTTGGAGAAAGAGAGCTTCAGCGGGTTTCACGCACCTGCCGGGGTGTCAACGAGCACTCTATCCGGGTTGCCTGATTCCGTTGATAGCAGGCGGGTCTTCCGGTTCGCCGACCACAGGCGTTGCATCCGTGCCGCCGGTTGGTTTCCACAGGAGTTCGAGCGGCACGTCATACTTCTTCGCCAGATCGAGGAGAAACCTGGCATTTTGCGCGCGAATTTCCGCTTGTTCCTCAAAATCAAGCCCCAGTTCGGCATACGATTCCTCCAGAGTTTTGAGCCCCATTTCCACATCAGCGCGATTCTGCTGCGCTTCGCGTCCTGCATCCACAGTCACCCTGGCAGGTTTCTGGAAACGAACCTTCCACCAGCCGGTGATGGCAGGCAATGCGCCCGTAGCAATGGCATCTCCAATCACATAAGCCCAAACGGGACGAAGAAGGCGTTGTGTCAGGGTCAACTGCCGATAGGAAAAACGGCGGCCAGCTTTTGCCACGACAAGTCGCACGCCAGCCCCGCCGATGCTGCTGGAATCCGCCGCAAACTCATACGGAAGCACGCCAAGCGCGGAATCCCGCCGCAGATGATCCAAAAATCCGGTGAATGTCGGGCTTGGCCGATTGGATTGAAAACTTTCGAGAGATTCATCCGGCTTGAGCGCCACGAGTTTTCCGCCGATGATGCGTTGCAACGCCGAGGGATCGCTTGGTTCATCATCGACCCTTTGGTCTGTGCGCAGCGAAAAATCCCCGCTTTCATCAAGTTCGCCCCTGGCAGTCTTGAGTATGCGTGCAACATCCGAATTGTCTTTGACGGCATGTTTTTCGAGCGCAAGCAATTCGATCTCGTCGAGTACATGATTGATCGAGTGCTGGATGGTTGCCGCATGTCGCACGGCGCTGATGGATTCCGGTTCAAAAACATGCAGCACGCTTGAAGCCGGGAGATCGCGATAAGTCCCGTCATCAAGCAGCAGTCGATAAAACAACGGAGCGCCCACGGCATCCATGCCGATGCCGTCCACGGTTTCCGTGCCGCCCACCTCATCGCCGATCCGGTGCGACTCGATCAGTTGCAGCACCGGACGTTGCGCGGCGTCTCGTGTCTTAAGGATGAAGTATTCCCCGTCCACATCAATTCCGCGGCAGACGAGCGACTGGCATTCCGCAAAAGAAAACCGGCGTGTGATTTCGCATTGGGACGACCAGTTGGCGAAGTATTCTTCGGCGACGCGGTTCCAGTTCTGATCGGGCGATTGCGCCTGCGGTTTGATTCCATCGCCTGTTGAGTAAATCGCCATGTTGCCGACCAGCTCGCGAACGAACCCAGAGTTTTTTTGCAGGTAGCGGGAACGGCGAACCAGTTCCTTGCGAATACCGGGAGTCAGGTCTCGCTTGGCGTCTCCCGGCATGGCTCCAGGCACCCGGCTACGGCGCGGCGACCAGTTGGCGGACTCGTAAGGGCTATACCAGCCGAACGACAAAAAGCGGGAGGCGAGTTTTAAGAGACGGTTCATTTGTCCAGAAATGGCCATACCCGCGATTGAGCGACACGGCGGCGGCGTCCGTAGGTTTCAGGATCAAGCGTACGCAGCGCAAAGGCGCATTCCTCCAGCACTTCCTTCACCGGCATGGTGAACTGCTTTATTGCGGTGGAACCGCTGTCACCCCATTGCATGAGGGTTTTGCCCTCCAGAAGCATTTCTTTGGCTTTCGCCTGAATCTGGAGAACCTCGGCAACGGAAAAACCGACGATGAATAGACCCTGGGCCATACCGAGGGATGGGTGTCAACGGACATTGACCAATCTGCTATGTTACCTGCATGAGTCACTTTTGGGCAGATTGGGATCCTGTAACACATAATCCGCAAATCATTCGCAGAGACACCCGAATCTACTGGTCGCCTCAATCTGGGATGACTAAAGGCAACTGTGTGGGTACTTTTTTTGGCGAAAATCCTGGTTCAGGACAGGCATCCTCCGGGCTTCGTCACGTCGGACATGATGCTATTATTGATAGAATCAGAAAACCAGGTGATCCCACATTGCGTTTAATTCTGGATATTTGGCAACTCGCGATTCGTCATGGAAAGCCCACGCCAAAGGACGACGATTTTATCGAGGTATTAAATACCTATTATTTCCGTAATGGAACGAGTGGAGCTTCTTTGATTGCGTGGCGATCATGCGGAGGTGCTTCCATTCACAATCCTCCTCCTTCTTCCAATTCACAATTTGCCATCCTCGGATGGGGTGTGGGACACAGCTTAACTCCCGAGGCTAGCGCAGCAGTGAGCCTTCTTGCTGCTCATCCTCGGATCATCATTCCCGATAGCAAGGCACGTATTACGGTTATGCCTGGTCACAGTCTTGGAACTTCAACACTGGTTTCAGCTCCGGCGGCTCCAAGTTACATCTTAATGAGAAGCAAGCTTCTCTTGCCGATTTACAAGACAAGTGTGGCGAACGCTCTGTGAACGAGCTACGCGATAGGATTGCCCTTTGCCAGTCTCTCCCGGCAGTCCGCCAGCGTGAGGCCGATTTTCAATTGAAAATGCGGTTGATCCTCGATGCCTTGCCAGTCGCCGCCCCACTCAAGCCCGATACTCTTTCCGATCCACCCGGCTTTTGCGTAAAGGGGTGATTCTTCAATATAACGAATCCCATCGAAAATTCCGATGTCCCACGCGATGCCGAAATTGTGCCATGAGTAGCCGCCTCTGGCATTGGTGACAATTGGTCCAGCTTCGGTACGGCCTTGGGCATAAAGAGCATCCTGTTCCTCATAAGTGCGGGTGCCGCAGATGATCTTGAGCGGGATTCCGGCAGCGAGACACGACGTCATGAATTCACGCGCCTTGGCCTGCGCGGCGGGAAGCAGCGTGTTGATGTTGGATTCGGTGCGTGCGTCGAAAGTCATGGAAGCGGTCGGGGATGAAAAACCAAAAAGATGTAAAAGCCAATCAAACATGCCGTTATTGTGCAGAATCCGAAGTACGTGCCTTCGCAGCGGCATCATTCAGACCCACGGCGATACTTTCCACAATGGCAGCGGACTTCTCCTTACCCGCTGCATCCAGCGCGTTGCTAGCTACGGTTCCAAGCGATCCAGCCAATTGCTGCCACGCTGCGCCGTCGTTTGGACTCCAGATTTGCACAATCTTGGCCACGTCATCGGAATTGACGATGGTGGTTTCATTCTGCCGTAACCCCGTCGCTATGGAATCCAGAAAATCGGCTTTGAAATTTTTGTCTGCCTCATCCGTGGCCACGGAAATCAAGACCTGCTCGGCAACACTCAATGCGCGAGTGCCCACGACCGCCAGGGTATTGTCGATTTGGGATTGATGGGCATTGATCCAAGCACAGCCGGAAAGTGTGAATGCAGGAATCAGCGCAGCGAGAATCAGCGGAGTGATCTGCCGTGTTGGTGTCGGAGGTGGAGGCGTCTGATCATTCAGAACGGTTCCGCCCGTAACGCGCTTGTCCTTCGCTTGTGCAGCAAAGGTTCCGCCGGAAATCACCGCGATAATACCAGCGAAGCCAGTCACGTAACTACGCGCGATTTCCGGCAGAAACGCGACGAGACTTGGATTGATGGCAATGGCGGATGCGAGAACCGCGATCCAACCGCTCAGTGTGGTGCGCCAATTAGCGCCGAGTAGTTTGTTCATGCCTGCGGCGCGGCGTCAACTTTCGCGGCCAGAATTTGAACGTGAAATCCGGGGCTGGCGGCGTTTTCCATCCCAGTTTTCCCCGAGCGCGGGCGGTTGCGCACACAGGTGGTAGCAGACCACGGTTGGCAGGTGTCTTCGGTGGGAGAGCGGCCATTGCGCCGCGAACATCACGTCGTCATGCGCGGCGGTTCCGAGACTGTAGGGATACATCTTCTGGCATCTCGCGTGCCACAATTGAAAGAATCCGATTGGCACATAGCCGCGCAGCGGATCGACATACCGGGGAGAGAGAGGCCGATTATGACCCGGATTAAGAAACGCAGACCAGGAATGCTGCGGTTCGTGGGCAAGCCGCGCTTCCAGCGCATCCAGTTCGTTGAGCCCGATCACATCGACCCGATCCGCACCATAAATGCAGTTTTCGTCCAGATGGGTGTGATTGAAAAGGATGCGCCGGAAATTATCGGGGAGTAGAATGTCCGCATCGAGATGGAGCCGCCATCCGTGATACTGAAAGCGATCAAACCCGACATTTATCGCCGCGCCTTTGTTGAACCGGCGTCCGTTCTTGCGGAACAGATCGGTCTGCACGCAGATCGCACCGTGCTTGCGGGCGACCTCCTGCGTTTTTTTATCCTCATGCGACGTTACCACGATCATTGTGTCGAGGTTCGGATGATTACGGGCAAGCGTCTCATCGAGTACGTCATCGAAACCGATGCAGGAGGTTACGGCTTCGATGCGGAGGGATTCCGACGCAAAAAGTTCAGGCTGGGATGCGTATTGGTTCATGCGCCCGGCGCGGCGTCAACTCAGGCAACAAATTTCTATTTGAATTCTCGTGCCAACACGAGATTTGAAATCAAGACTGACTACCCGAATCCTCAGTTAAAGTTGTTTTTCCGCTATCCAAAGGCTTGCCGGACTCCACGCTTTCCCGTCCGACCAGTTTAAGCATGAACGCAGCGGCGATCTGCATGTTCTCGGCATCCCAGTAATGGTTGGGGCGTTTGCCGATCTGTTCCCAGAACCATTTTCCGTTCTTTTTCACCCGTTGCTCGCTTTCCATCTGCGCGAGATAGTCGTCGTCGATGTCGTCAGCCACTTCCCAGGTCGGACCTTGATTCGCATCCTGGTTGCGGCGCAACCGCGCGAGCGCATCCTTCACGTTGAGATTGCTCCAATAATGGACATTGCAGGATTTATTGTGACCGAGCGACACCTTCCGGCGTGGCGAATAAAACCGCTGTAAGCTCTGGCCTGCCTTGGTCTGATGCACAAACGTCAGCCGTTTGTCGCCAATGAGCGCAACCCATCCGCGTTTTGAGCACTCTCGATAGACGTCATAGGTCGCGTGACCGGCATCGAGAAACACAAGCTGTGGGTGGATGCTAAAACGTTCCTGCAAAGCGTCAATGTCGGTGTAGGAAAGAAGCTTTTCATTCCAGACCAGACGGGACGAACCGTTTGCGCTCCATGCGCGCACGACGGCAAAGAAGTGATCCATCTGCACGTCCACCGTGAGAAGGATGAGTTGAACGGAGATTTCGGAAGGATCATACGGGGCGGCAATAATCCGACCCTGCCGGGTGACTCCGGCGGTTTCCTCCCAGCTTTCCCCTTTCCGGTACCCGGTCTTGGTGATTTCGAGCTTGTAGTCCTCAACATAATCGCGCCACGGAAGGGCGAGGCGCTTTTGATAGAATTGCTGGAGCAACGTGAGATCGCCGCGCCGCGCCACATCTTTTGCGCGCAGATACAGCTCGGCCAATGCTCCCCAGCTCATCGTGGAGATCGAATTCCAATGAAAGCCAACATTCTCGCATGCGGCTCGCAGATTTTGGGGAACAAAACGTCCTGTCATATTCAACTCGCGCCGAGTGCGGTCCGTGTCCTCAAATTGCAACCCGCAGCCCTCGCAGCGCAGCGAAGCCGTGCGACGGACTTCACCAAAGTCCCACTGGCCGTTTTCATCGCGCGCCGATTTGGACCATTCGATGTTTTCCCATTTGAACGGCTGGCGCACTCCGCACGAGGGACAGGCAAACGTCCACTCGCGCATGTCGGTTGTCTCGAACTTGCAGTGCGTGTCGTCATTCTCCTCGCCGCCTTGGGACATAAACACGCATTTCCCCAGCCAGCCGAACGCAGTGACCCGCGCCTCCGCTTCCGCCATGTGCCCCACCGGCCAGCGCCATGTTTCATCCCCGAAAAGCCAGCGGATGGAGCGCCGCTGAAGGTTGGTTTTGTTGTGCGCGCCAAGCACCCAGAGCGACATGCCGTTGCGAAAGTGGATCGTGTTCTTGCGCCGTTTATGACGGTCACGAGGGAAAAGCGAACGCACAGCCTCGCATTCCTCGAAAAGCTTTTGTAGTCGGGATTCAGACTGGTCTTCCGCATCCTCGTCCGTCTGATCGAGCCAGAGAGTCGGCCCCGGCAGATTCGGGATGATATAGGAAAGCGCCAGTTCGCCCACACACGTCTTGCTGGACTGGATCGAGGCGATGATCGAAACAAGCCGGACTTTTGGATCAACAATGGCTTCGAGCGGCTCGCGAATCTGCGGCGAGTTTTCGGAGCGGAAGCGGCCTGGGATCGGCGAATACGGAATCGAGACGACGTGATCCTCAGCCCATGCCCATGGGGGTCGGCGGTCGGGCGGACGCCACGCCTCTTGCCAGATTTCAAGCAATTGCCCGTTCATGCGCCGTGGAGAATGGCAAGCACCTCGTCTATCGCCTTGCGGCATTCTTCCTGGATGCCGGTCGCATCGAGGCCGGAGAGAACCGGCGGCAACTCCTGCTCAAATTTGCGCCGCAAAAGCGAGGTTGCCTGGCCGACCAGCCGCGTCCAATCGGTTTTCACCTGCTCGACAGCCACGAACTCGCCCCGCCGAACGGACAGCCGGAACTCGCGATCCTCAACTTCGGCCAGCAGCTTGCGAGCCTTCAGCCGGGATTGTTCGTCGGTGGGGCCGACATCTCCGCCTTTAAGTCCGCGCCGTGTCATGAACTCCCGCCATGCCTGCACGTCATGGAGCCCGTTCGAGCGTGGCTTGGGCGCATCCTCGAATTTTTTCCAAGAGTTGACGGCTTGGCGACTGACACCGAGTACGATGGAAAGTTCGGCGTAATCCTTTGCAAACGGCGGCGTGTCGGACGGCGAACCGGATGCCAATGTTTGCAGCATTGCGCGTTCGGCGCGGCTGATCTTGCCGCCCGACTGCACCCGTTTGATGAGATTGGCGAAGTCCCGATTGAGAAGACGTTTTGCTACGTCCGCTGGAATGGCGTCCATTCCAACAGAGGCGCGTCAACTCTCTGGATCGTTGCGCAACGAGAACTCAGAGGTTGAGCGCCCATTTGTTATTCGGTGAAATATCGCTTCGACAAATATGAATAATAATTGGGAATAGGGGCCATATCCGGATCGATCCGTGCAAAAAGTTCCTGGTAGGTCATTGCCACGAAGGTTACCCCGTCATCAATGCGATCAGCAAAATCTTGAACCTCTATCCGATGCTCCGCCGCTTCCTCACATCCACTGTCAAACCAGATGTACCAAAGACGAGGCGACTGGCGAGTCGTGTATGCAAGCCCGAGCAGATGCTTCAGCAGTTGACCTGCGGATAGCCGCCGGTAGTTCACTGCGTGTCCAACCGCACTCGCCAACTCTTGGCAGAGCGGCAGACCGCAGGCCGACCATCGCTTCTTGCCGTTAGAAAAGTACTTATCCTCGAGAGGAGCGTGGCTTTTCTTGTCTCCATACGGCTCCGTGAACTTGCACTCGATCCCAAGAGGCTGAATCTGATCTCCGTCGAGCACGACATCGATGTGAGGTGGGATGCTGCTAAGCCCGTGATGATACTGCTGCTCGAAGCTAAGTGCATTCCCTCGAATCTTCGCCCCGAGAGCGTTGGCAAGCGGCCGTAGATCGGCACCGCGCCATGGGTCAAAGACGTTGTAGCTCAGGGCAGATGAAGAGCGCAACGAACTCATCTTGCCCGGCTTTCCATGGTGCCCTAGTTCTCCCCCGCGAGCCGCCTGAAAGTCGCTTCGTGTCTCTACAGATAGAGGACGAATAAGATTTGCCTCGACGGAGGGGGCGCGCGCACCTACGTGTCCTGACCATCGGCTCCGTGCCCACGCGTGTTGGGCTGCAATGATGTCTTTCAATGGCATGTGCTCAAAACTTTGGGCTTCATTCCTTGATAATCTGGCAAATGGCTTGCAGCCCGAACCCCTGCGGCATTGCGCGCTTTTGCTCCCAGTTTTGCAATGTACGCTTTGAGCACCCAAGCGCCACGGCAGCATCACGCTGACTGTAATTATGCCGTTTCCGGAAAGCGACCAACATGGTCGCAAACTTTTTGTGGGTCATCGGCAGGTTCTTGAGCACGGCCTTTGGCATATACGCTATCAACGCATATCGCCCCGCCGTCTGTCAAGATTGACAAGCGGCAAATGGACGTGAGTCTCAAAATCCATTGCGCCCATGATGCCCTGGTTGATCCGGCAAAGTTGCTGCCCAACCCGGTCAACCCGAACCAGCATAGCGCCCATCAGATCCAGCTTCTCGCTGCCATCATCCAGGAACAAGGCTGGCGCGCGCCGATCACCGTCAGCAACCGCAGCGGTCTGATTGTGCGTGGGCATGGCCGACTCGAAGCCGCCCTGCTCATGAGCGTCGAGGTGGTCCCTGTTGATTATCAAGATTACGAAAGCGAAGCGGAGGAACTGGCCGATCTGCTGGCCGACAACCGCCTCTCGGAACTGGCCGAACTGGACGAGGACGATTTGAAGCGTGTCATCGAATCCATCAGGGAAAGCGACCCGGCGTTCGACGTGGAACTCACTGGCTTCATGGAAGACGAAATTGCCCGGCTCTATGATGAAAAGCCCGAGGATGAGGTGGAAACGATCCCACGGATGGAATGCCAGGCGTTCGAACATCACGATTATCTGGTCTTCATGTTCCACGATCTCCGGGACTGGATGCTGATCCTGCAACTCCTGGGTGTGAAGGAAGTTGATTACTCAATCACTCGCAAAACCAAGAAAATCGGCATTGGTCGTGTAATCAGAGGCGAGCGGCTGATCCAACTCGCTAAACGCGCTCTTCAAAATGAACAAGCAACCACTCCACAACCCGGACTGGCCGGAATTGCTGCCCTTGAGCCTGCGCCTGGTCATCATGAGCCGCAGCCGACCACGGGCGATCACGAGCCACCGGCTATTCCCGACAGCAACACTGGTAATTCCTGAAAGCGAGGTTGAGGCGTACAGCCATGTTCCGCTTCCGGAGAAAATCACGATCCCGGATTCCGTGTCCGGGGTGAGTGCTGTGCGCAACTGGATCATCCATCGCTTTACGGAGGAAGCCATCGTCATGCTCGATGACGACATCTCGGCCTGTGTCTGCATGGTATCGTTGCGGTGCCGAAAACTGTCACCGGATGAAACGCTCGCAATGCTTGAAAACAGCGCCTACTGCGCGCGCGGAGCAGGGGCGCGATTGTTCGGCTGGCATCAGCGGAGCGACCCTCGTCTGTTGCAGCGCAACGATCCGTTCGGCATCAACCACTGGGTCGGCGGCGCGGTTGGTGTGATCGGCAAGGAGCCAAAGTGGGATGAACTGCTCAAATGCAAGTGCGACATCGACGCCTCCCTGACAGAACTAATGGTGAACCGGCTCGTCTGGAACGAAGCCCGCTTTTGTTTCGTCCAGGAACGGGACAAGAACCTTGGCGGCAACTCTCTTTTCCGAAGCGCGGAACGTATCGCAGCCGAGAAACGCTACCTCAAGAGCAAATGGAAAGCCCATATCCGGTTTGAGAATTACAAGAGTCAGGATCGTGTGGCCATCGACGCTACACGCCGCCAAAGCGTGAGCCTTGCCCAATAAGATTCGCACCCCCCTTTCTGATTGGGGGTGTGCGCTGTCAGCGTATAGACTACCCAGAGATGACAAAAATGGTGAAAAATACAGATGGACTCAGCGAAGCCCGGACGACGAGGCTTCAGGCATGGGAACATCATCTACTATTCCAATGGGAGGCCGGGACATGAGACTCCGGACTGTCAGGGGCTACGATTTCGGCGAAGTCAGTTCGGCCATGCAGAAGGCGCTCCGGCGCGGCGACGCCAAACTCGCCGGCTACTGGGCCATCGAGCTTTGGTCGAGTGGTTACGGCAATTATGTCTGGAAACGGCTGCTCACCGTGAGCGCCGAAGACTGCTGGGGAATTTTGACGCAGGAGATCAAGGCGTTGCACGACTCCTATTTCCATGTGAACAAAAACGTGCCGGCGGCTGAGGCCAAGGGGCGCATTTTCATAAGCAAAGCCGTGATTCTGCTTTCTCTGGCCAAAAAGAACCGCGATGCCGATCATTTGCAAAATTTCGTGTATGACCAGATGAAGGGACTCGACCCGGAGAAACTGGCGGCGGATTTGCGGAAAGCGCCCAAGTATGTGCCAATTCCTGACTACGCCTACGACTGCCACACACTCAAGGGTAAGAAGATGGGTAAAACGAAAGCGGATTTCTTCCGCGAAGAGCAGAAGGCGCTCAATCCTTTTATTCCGGGATTGTTCGATGATTTACTGTCTCGCTAACGAACGAAGCGCTTCAGTTAGCGAGAAGGTTCAATACTATGTCAAAGGCGTAATATCCCGTGTACCAAGCACCCTGATTAAAACGAAGGGCCGAAATATTATGGTTCTCGCACATGGATACTATCGCTTGTTGAATCGTTTCCGTCTTGTCGGTCGATCGGGCGATACCAATTTTTTCAACAATTTTTTGCACCCAAGTGTCAACGGGTTGGAGGCAAAATGCTGTATTGTTATCGACGCTCAAGTCGAACAAGGAAACAACATCGCGGAGGTAGAAAGCGGCAATTTTCGGCCCCACTTGCGTAATGCCATTTTTTGCTTTCCGAGCCTGTATCTCGTTGTAATGCGATTTAAGTTTTCCACCACGAATCAGGCCAACCGAATATGAAACAATATTCTTGTTTGGAATATTGCTCACAAATTCCAATGCGCTGACAATCATTTTCACGTCCCGCGCCTTTCCCACTTTACCCTTACCGATCTCCGCTGTGAGTTGCGAAGACACTTCTTTCCATCCATCTTCTTTCTGGGCTTTGAAATCTTTTGGAGCTTTAATTAGCGGCAAGATTACCTTGCGCGCAACTTC